TAATAATATTGAATTTTTATATATTATTCCAATTGATGCTGCCAGCTTCATAATTTTTTACTATGAAACAATATAGCCGATGGATAATCTGGTAATTGGTGCTCTGCAGAAATTTCAAGAACTTCATTTAATGTATTAAAGCTAGACATTTTTTCCGGATTTTTTATACATTCAGACAACAAACTTTCCCATTTTTCACTAGCGGCAGAAACCACAATAGACTCGACTAGAGAATCGATAGTTTTACTTTGTTGGTCGTTTAATCTTTTAACCTTAAATTTCTTTTTAATTTCTTTTGCGGCTGTAGTTCTTAATTTTTCAATTTTGTATATAATATCTTGCAGATTTTTTCTAGAATACAAATCTTTAGCGGTCGCACCAGTTGGCCTGCCTTTTTCTTTTGTTGGAGCTTTTTGTTGATTTTGTTGTTGATCGTTTTTCAAGTTTTGAACTTGAGTATTTTTTATAGCTTGTTTTTGTACTTTTCTATCCTCTTCAGCTCCTGGAGATTCGATTGTTGGAACACCTCCGATTAATGGATTGTACATTCCAGATTCTCTTTGCTCTACATATTCTTTTTGTGCATTTTCTAGGGAATCTGCATGTGGGAATATACCTGTTCTTATAGCATCCATACCTTGCTCTGGAGTAATAATTCCAATCTCCAACAGCCTTGTAATTACTCTTTGGAACTGCACCTCATCCTTAACATCAACTTCCTGAAATCTAACGGTTGGATATTTCTTAAAACCCATTGACCTACACACCGTTTTAACTTGTGGCATCATAAAATCATTTATAAAACAATTTCTAGCTTCTTTTAATCTTTCTAAAAATATCTGAGTTTTTATTTGAGTACTCGAATAATTCTCTTTTCCGACAATAATGTTTTGTAGCCCCTCTTTGATGTCTTGATTTACAATTTCATATTTTTCTGGGCCAATTACTTTTTTCAACTCGGGAATAATAAATTCAGCTTTTGTTGTATAATCGCTAACTAAAACCCTACCAACACTTTCATTTTGAAACAAACACTGCATAGCATTCAAGCTATGAGGATTTATACCACCCTTATCTGGTTCTGCCCCCATAGTAATCAGTAATACGACATTCTCAATAGTTCTACTAATTGCTTGGTCTATTTTCTTTAGTTCAATTTTCCAATTAAGATCATCCAACACAGGAAACCCAAACGGAATAGCAAAAGGCTCATAATCTTGCTTTTTATAGAAAGAGTATATCAATCTGTCTGGGTCAAGTTTAATTTTAATTCCAGTTGTTGAGAATGTATTGTTTTGTATAGCTTTCTTAGACTCTTCATCTAACGATTCGAAAATTTGTTGATCCTCTTCTGTTTTTGGATTTTTTAATCTTTCTATTTCATATTCAGATAAGATTTTTTTGTAAGTTCCTGCATCAAAAGATGTACTTCTTGTTGATACAATATCAAATGGATTGAGTAATATATATCTTACTGGTATTTTGCCTGGATCTAAATATTTTGAACCATATACCTTATTGAGTTTTAGAACATCTTCTTTGTTGAATTTTCCATCAATTCTATATAAAAATATATTTCCTGATCGATAGTATTCTCTAAAATATTGATCTTTTACTTTCCATAAATTGATTTTTTCAAACCATTTATAAATAAAACTTCTAGCAGTTTCACTTCCTCCTTCTAAATATATTTCTGAATTGGAAAACTCAGACATGATATCAACAGCATTTCTAAAGATTGGTATACTGGCATAAGCTTTTTGACAAAGTTCGATTGTGTCACGAACATCTACTCCATCTACATTAACATCATAAGGCAGTAAACCCTCATGAATGTTTTTATATTTTTCAGCTTTTTTGCTTGTGCCATATCTACCTCTATTTCTCGAGGTTGACTGATTGGCGGCCCTCATTGCATCTGCAACGGGTCCAGAGGCATTGGAAATCATTTTAGCGGGCTTGCTAATACTTGAATTACTTACATAGTAATTTTCTCCAAGCATTTTTGGTTGAATTTCAGAAGCTTCTGACGTTTCAATAGGTTTTTTAGAAATCTTGTTCCAGTAGTCGGATTTTTTTGTATATTTTCTTTTTTCGCTCATTTTTTTATGATACACTAAAAAGTTGTAAAGTCACTTTAAAAGTTACTTTATGAAGATTGGTACAAACGAACTAACAACCTCTTCTTTGTGGTTGTTAATATCATTGTAAAGTTTAATAACCCAGCTACCAAGCACAAGAGCTGAATAACAGTCTTTCCTAGCTTTGCTTGGTCCAGATGTTCTTTTTAAATTCAATGGAAGATCAAATGTCTGAGTGCCCTGTGGGTTTGATTTAACTTCAATTAATGCACACTGACCTTTTGTGTAATCAATCATATCTTGCTGATGCTCAACTAAGTCAATCATTTTTGCCCCATCGCTTTGCTTTTCTTCATCGTCTGCAAAGTTTAAAAATTTTAAAGATTGTATGGGAATTCTCTTTTTTCTTTGTTCCTGAAATGAATCATTTATGGCTCTAGATGCAAACCATATTCTTTTATGATCAAAATTTGCTTGCAATAATTCGTTTGCTCTTCTAATCCAATCTGAAGTTGGCTTTCTAAGAAAACATGGAGTGCCATCTTTTTTAAACTCAGTTTTAGCTTTCCTTAAAGATTTTTGATAGTTTTCTAGATTATCAAATTCCGTTTCAATTATATTAATCAATATTTTAGATTTTTTAAATAAAGAACTTTCTTTTACAGCATTAATAAATTGTACTCCACCATTATAGTCACCTACAATAGATACAATATTAAAATTAGTTAATAAATAATGAAAATATACAATATGATTTTTTAAACTTTGTCCAGCCATAGCATATACATGTACCAATGTTCCATACCCCGTTTCTTTGTTTAACTTAAAAACTTGCATAGCAAAGTCGTCAGAACTTTCACTTTCAGCCCAACTAGGGTCAAAAGACAATATATACTCAGAACCTTCTTCACCCTTAACCTCAACAGATGGGCTAGAGCCTTCAGGGACGGTGCATTCTTGCATTTTTGATATCTTAAAGTACCCAGAGCTATCGTCAGTAAAAACAGCTCCAAATTCTCGATCATACTGACTTTGACTCATTGTAGACTTAGCTTGCTCAATCAAATTTTCATCAAAAAGTTGTTTTGGAGCACAATCGTAAGAAAATTGCATAATAGTACGACTTGCATTATTTTTTTCTTGACCATCTTGTGTGATAAGCATTTCAAAATTTTCATATAACTTATATAAATATTCAAACTTATAACTTGCCGATGACAACATAATCAGTTTATTGTTTGGCCATTTAAACCTTTCCTCCTCTTTCATTTTTCCTAGTTTTATTAGCTGAGTTTCAAGATTATACAAATCCTCTCTTTCTTTTGGGTTTTGTACGACACTCAAGAACGGCACGATAACCTCATTGTAAATTCTTTCTGGCATCAATAACATCTCGTCGATAATAATCCTATGAAACCTAAAACCACGAAGCTTTGAACCGTCACCGAGTGGTAAAGCTCGAATAGAACTACTACCTATCTCCATTACCCATTCATCGTTCTGCTTGGATGTTCTAGTTATACAATTAGCAAGATACTTAGCCTCAGGCTTTGCGGCGATATCTTCAATTTTTTTAAATATCATTTTTGCTTGCCTAAAAGACTTTGATAAAATACCAATTTCAACACCTTGATTCATTATGGCATCCATAAAAGCAAAAATACCAGTAGTCCAAGATTTAGACATACCTCGAGACCATATACCTAAAAAATAATCACTCTCAAACATAGATTTGATAGCCATATGTTGAAAAGGAAACAAATCAACTCCAGCAATTAAATTTGTACTAAAAGTAATATTTTCCCTGAGAAATTTGTAAAGAAGTATTTTAGCTTCTTTTTCGTCAAGCAAACCTTCTGTTTCAAGAAGTATTTTATTAATGTCTTCTTTCGCTCGTCTAGTTTTTTGAGTACCTATTTCCCAGCTCATATTTTTAGCATTCTATTGTCGATATAATATTGCAGATCAACTCCCCATAATTCATCCCCTGCATTTAATAATAATTCTATTAAGTTTTCTGACCTTTTCCTACCTCCGGAAAACACAAATTGACAAGTACCAGCAAACTCGTGTGATAATAATCTCATTTGGTGCCAAACAAATTTTAAATTTGATTCGTGAGCACCCATAGAATTATTATTGATTATTTTAGGTATAGAGCTCTCGACTACTATATACAAGAATGAATTGAACTGCTTTGCCCTGGCCAATTCCCTCCTAAATCTATCGAAGCCCACCGTCATGGTGGATTTAAAGTCTGTTTCACTTTTTCGATCTATATATGTTTTTGTGTAAAATTCTCTTGATGCCGTATAATCTCCGAAATCCAATTTTTGAGTTTTTTGATTTTTAAATTTCAAAGGCATCTGCTCTCTAGTGTCAATTATTACCATAATATCTTTTAAATTTTTATTTTCTTGTAAAAATTTACTTTTTATACTTTTATTAAATAGTGGGCTAACGCCCAATCGCCTACACGGCTCTGTATAAGAGCCAAAAAATTGTTTATAATCTTCTATAGAGGGTAACTCAGATAACATCAGTTCTAGATGATTTGGGCCGTATTTCAGCTCCTTACCCTCTATTCTATTTTTTAACATATCTAGTAAAATTTTTTGAGCTTCTTGTTTATCTGCATTTTTTAGCCATGCAGACATTTCATCTCTACTATTAAAGTAGGTAGAAAAATATTGACTCTTATTTATAAATGGTATGGGTTTATTATTGTATAAACTAGCTCGAGGATAATAAGTAGTATAATAATCCTGAAGGAACACTCCGTGAGCTTTTATATGGGTATGTAAAGATCTTTCAGTTTTAAAACCCGTATTACACACTTTGCAAGTGTGATTTAGTTTCTCATCCATACTGATTGTTTTAAATCTAATAAACAGTTAAAATTATCTCCAGATAATCGCTCTTTAACATATTTTGTCTGCGATCCACCTGGATAGTCATTACCTTCAAGTAAAACTATTGATGATTTATTTAAATTATTTTTAAACATACTATATTCTTTTAGCATTTTTTCTCTACAAGGATTTATTATATCTCCATAAGTTGCATTCATCTCTTCTTCTGATAATGAATGTAATAAATTTATAGCTTCTAAATAATTTAATTCTTTACTAACTTGTTTTGTTATTTCATTTATTGGATAACATATATCATTTAATATTAATAAATCTATTTTATTTTTATTTGTTGATTTGTTTATATCTATTAATCTTATATTATCTGAATTGTAATTACTATATATCTGCCTCTGTATATTATATATTCTAGATTTTAAATTAATATCATCAAAATCAACATATATATCATAATAAATATTTTCTTCTGTTGCATAATCAGCAAATATATTAAATAAATCAAAATTTGCGTACTCAAATTCTTTTGACTGACATCCTATTTGGGTAATATTTTTACCACGAAAGTTTTCTAATATATTAAATGCTAGCTCTAGGGTATAGAACCTTTGACCTAAACTACTAGATTTTTTTCTTAAATTAGATAGCTTCATCTTTTGATATTCCCAATACTCGAGCTTTCCACACATCCATGTTTTCTATGCGATCTGCTTCTTCTGCAATAATTAATTTTTGTTTTTCTGCCATTTCAACCATACGCTTTCTATCTGTTTCGTTTTGAAATACTTTAACCAATGAAAGAATAGATGAGTTATCTTTATGTTTATTTTTAACTCGCTCTTTTCTGTCTCCATTTAATCGCGCGATTAATGTTTCTTGTCGCTTTTCGCATTGATTATATTCTTCGCTTTTTGTTTTTAATAATTCAGCGAGCCTGACGGTCATATCTCTTTGATCTTCACAGTCTTCAAACATTCTATTTAGTTTGTCGATAGCTTTGCTGATGTTTTTAAGATGAATATAGTCCATACATACATTGATATATAAATTCAACTCATCACTAGTTAAATCAGGCTTATCCCAGACAGACCTTATAAATTCTGCCTCGAATAAATTACGATCATCCATGGCACTATACGTATTGATAACTTGTATAAATCTAGGAGCAGAAAGAAACTTTTTAGTACTTTCTATGTTATCTATTTCTTGCTGTCCTAATTCTTTTTCGTTTAATTCTTGTTGGCAATAATCATTTATTTTTTTAATTACTCTGGAATTTGATTTTGGCGCAAAATATTGACTGTTCAATGCATTCTCGGTAGGATGCAATAAGTTTTCATCTATTCCTTCGATATATTTCGCGACTTCTATTACTTCTTTACTTAAATTTGTTACATTTACTTCTGGAAATAATATTTTACATATTTCATATGCACTCATTTCTTCTTTTGCATATTGTAATATAAATTCTTTTTGCTCTTCAGTAAATTCGATGTCTTCTCTTTTTTCTTTTTTTGTTGTGTTATATTCTAAATTAGATTCTACAAGATATGCTCGAACAGCACGACCTTCTTTTGTTCGACCATCAAGAGTGTCGTCTTTGAATACTTGACGAGTTAATTCAATTAAATCAGGTATATCCAGAAAATTATTTTTGATAAATTCCTGCTGTTCTTTATTTAATTTCATACTATATCACTTTCTTGTATAATTTTTTTCGCTAACTCTCTAAACATCTTTTCAAAATTCTTTATTTGTTTATACCCAGCCCTTCTTCCTTTTTCATTACTTTTGTAACCAAGTTTTTCAGCAGTTTTTACTGAATCTAAATTTTTAATATACAACATTTCATATATAGTATAATGCTTTTCACTTAAAATTTCTTTCATTTTTTTGTTTAATTTTTTTTGAGCAGAATCAATATCAAATATTTTATCAGATTTTTCATAACTAGAGTGACTTTCAATATTAATAGCCATGTTTATGTCATAAAGAGCTTTTTTACTTTTTTCCCATTTAGAAAATAAAGGGCAGGACCCATCTTGTTTTCCACTTTTCGTCCAAGAACAAAAGTTTTCTTCATTTATGTTGTCGACAGATCCAGATACATTGAAAGGGCATTTAACACAAGGTCGAATATAATGACCATAATTGTTTCTTAATATGTTTTTAATTTGGTTTGATATAATTCTATTTAACCAAGGTTCTAAAGGTCTAGATTGATCCCACTGACTCCATTTGTTGTAAATATGAGATCTTATTATTTGACAAACATCATCCCATGATATCCAAGATATTGCTTTTAAAAACCATTTACCCCTTCTTTTAGATAAATTTTCTTCAACAACTTCATATTTTTCCTCAAAAGTAATTTTTTTAACCTTCTTCTTCGACATCGTTCTTTCTAGGAATTATATCTCCAAGTTTAAAAGTTTTTTGCTCAAATGCCGAAACTTCGTATTCTAGCCTCGATATATTGGGGACATAATCAACATCAGTTTCATCTTCATTTAGTTCAATTTTAGTTTTTTTACTAGCAATAGAATTTTTAACGACTCTTTTTACTGACTTTTCGCCAGACATACTTGAACCACAATTATTACAGAATTTTGGAAGAATTCCAATATACTGATTTTTATGACCACAATTTTCGCAATATTTATATGACATTATTTTATAATTATTATTTTTTGTTTAACAGAAGCTTTTGTTTCAAATTCAAATTTTTTATTTTTTGTACTATCATATATATAAACATCTTTATTGTTTATATTTAAATTTTGTATGATATTTTTTATATGTGCATCTTTATTTTTATCGCTCTTTCGTTTTTGTATTAATGCTACAACGATGGCAGATAATGCACCTATAAATGACGACAATACGATTTCCATAACCTATTATTATATATAATAGGTCTTAATACACTAATTTCAACTAATTGTTAAAATTGTTACTTTTTGTAACTTTTAATTAATCCCAATTACCTCTAGCTGGAAGTTGTGAAAAATCTACAGAAAAACAATATTCATCATCGTCGTCATCGTGAATTTCTTCGTCTAATTGTTTTTGTTTGTTTTTAGTAAGTTTCTCATTCATTCTTTTACCCATCCAAAAAGCTTCAAGTATTAAAGATCTAGCTGCATTAACATTTGTAGCCTCATCCCGAATGCAGTTATAAGCAAGTCTTAAAACATTACAAATAGTTCTTTTTGAGTCTGGACTTGAGTTGATTCCATCAACGGCTTTTTGCAACTCATCTAATCCAAAGGCTTTAGGGGTATATGCTTTAGATTCAAAACTTATTTCTTTCATATGTTTATATGAATTACACAAACTATTTATTGATGAGAATTAATTCAATTTTTAAACATTTTCCAACCACCGTAAACCTGGTTTACGTTACTTAAATTAAACGATTTTTTTTCTTTGTTTTTTAAAATTTTTCTACAAATATAAAGCCTAGTTTCATCAAAAGATAAATTTTGAACTTCTTTTGGAAATTTATTTTTAAAATGCCCGCAGTTTTGATGAGAAATATGAAATGCCCTTATGTTTTTGTACTCGTTATCATAGCTAGATATTGTATCTCCACTTCTATCGAAGTAAAAGCCATATTTAATCCATAAAGATTTTGCTTCTGGATTGGTTTTAGGTGAAAAATTAAATTGAAAAAATTCCTGATCATGATAATGATTAATTTTAGACTTTAATACTTTAAGTCTATCCATAGTTACTTCAAAAAAAGCATCACATAATAACTTAAATTGCCTAGGCGTACCAGAAGCCATGCATGGACAGAAAGAATCTAAGAAATGCAATTTATTTGTTACTGGATGCCAAGGCTTCCATAAACCAGTATTTATCACATCATAATCACTGACTAAAATTTGCTCGTCTTGATTTTGTAGTGTCGAGTATGCTAACCACCTCAAAAAACAACTTAAGCCATAATGATTTAAGTTTTTTCCTGTGACCTCCCTAAATATATAACGCATTTTTTTGCAAAAATCTTCGTACATAGGACTTTTTTTAGCATCGTCAATCTCTAGAATTATAACCTCAAAACCCTCGCTCTCCCAACTCGATTTCCATAAATCAATAAGTTTATCTTGATTTTTAAAATGTTTTCCATTTATATTTTCATAATATGTACATATTTTCATAATTATCAATTTTTTAAAAATACTATTCTCCAAATTCGTAACCAAAGTACTCAATGTCTCGTGCGAATTTTTCCGCCACAATCTCGCGCGTTTCGTCATCGTAGTATTCGGTGTAGTGTTTTGGGCTCTCTTGCTTAGCTTGGATAGCTTGTATTCTTGTGGATTTATCGATGTGTAACCCTGTTTTTTCTTTAATTATTTCTATAGTTTTATCTCTTTTTTTAAATTCACCGATATGATCTAGGTCATCACGATTTAAATAATCAAAACATGTGAATCCATGTTCCCATGGATATGGCTCATAGTGATTTAAGAAATATTTAAAAGTTTTTCCAGCTATAATGTTAATACTTCTAAAAGCGTAAGCTAGGTATAATGAAACAACTATATCGTAAGGATTTCTGGTGATAGAAAACTTGAAATATTCTTTCCACTTATCTTTTCCCACACTATTATATAACTCTTGAGCGTTTGAATGCTTAACAATATCTTTATACTTAGACATGTCGTCCTGCATGAAATGCTCTATTGAGGTTCCAGATGTTCTTGGTATATGAACGAAAATTATTTTATTTTTATCATCTATCATATAAACTCATATTTTGAGCGTGTTTATAATTATAATTCAATATAGGATTTATATTTTCAAAAAACAATTGCCACTCATCTTCTTTCTTGTTATTTAAAATTTTTAGTTGTTTTATAATTTCTTTTATTCTTTCGTCTCTATCTTCTATATCATCATAGCTTTCATCTATATATGGGTGAAACGTTTTGAAGCCATCATTTTTTAGTAATTTTAATGTTTGATAGTTACCCGCAAG